GCACCAGCTCGCTGACGGGCCAGCGGACAGATGTGGTGTCCTGCAGCGTGTCAATAACGCGGCGTAGGATGGATTGTGCTGGAATTGGCATGGCTTAAACCCATCCCACACGCGGGCGCGGCGTTGTGCCTGTGGCGCCCTTCCAGGCAGTCACAGTCTTGGTAGCTACAGCAGACTCAAAAGCATTTTTGAAAAACATGGCGAGATCCGCATTGGAAAAAGAGGTGTCTGGTATCAGCATCAGACGATGCTTGGCGCCAGCCAAGATGTCCTCGTAGTGCTGAAAAAACAGGCCGTTAGGCAAGCCCTTGGCCTTGGTATTGGGCATCAGCGACACCTCGGCCGCCAGATGTGTGCCCGCCGGCATGGCCTGGGTCAGCGTGAACGTACTGCGGTCGCGGCTGACAATCCCCTGCTCTGGCTGTTCCGTGCGCGTGTAGTCGCTGGCCTGGGCGTTGTGCGAGAGCACGGGCATGTCCGCGCCATTGGCAGTGCAGCGCTCAATGCGCACCACCATGGAATCAAAGGGCAGATCCAGGCTGTACTCGCGCACGCCTGGGCGCACCGTCACAGGGTCCAGCCACTCGCGCCACAGGCGGGTGCGCTCCAGGAACTCGCGTGCCGCGGCGCGCAATGCAACGTCCGCGGTCGGATACGGACACCCAAGCACGCTGGGCATCAGCTCCGGGTAGAAGTCGGCCCAGGTGGACATGGCTTACTTGCCGCTTGCCTTGCGTGGCTTTGCCGGCGCAGGCGGGGTGTTGGCCTCGATAGGCAGGCCGTTGCCGCCATCGTCTAGCTCGTCGGACTCTTCCAGGTCTTCGGGATCGGCAGTCAGAGCAATGGCGGCTTCGTAGTCGGCAGCGTCGGCAGGGAAGAAAAGGCCGCCCTCCAGCAGGTAGGCAACCGTAGGTTGGTGCTCGATCTCGCACGCCAGTTCGCCATCGGCATTGCGCTCAAATTTATAGACGGCGCCGTCAAGCCCGGTCGCATTCACCGTGCCGTCACGGCGCGGGGGGATAGAGGTGAGAAGTTTCATTGCTGTGTCCCATGAAAAACGGGGCGGAAGTTGCCCGCCGCCCCGTGTAAAGCCCCAAGTAGCGGGCTGCGAAAAATCAGGCTCAGGCGGCGCGGTAGTACAGCGTCACGCCCAGCGTCCCGGCGGCTGCCGTGGTTGGGGCCGCGGCCACCTTCACTCCCAGGCGGCGGTCGGTGGTGGCCTGCGTCACCGTGGCGAGTGCGTTGCCGTTCATGGTCAGGCGCTGCGAGAACGCGGCATTCACCGCTGTGGTCACGCCCCAGTGCGCGCCGCCATCGGCAGCAGCGGTGGACAGGTTGGCGCCAGAGCCATCCCAGATACCGACTTGCAGCACCATGGCTGCGGCGCCGGTGTCCATGTCGGTTCCGTCCACCACCACATCCACAGGGATGCAGCCAGCGGGCAGCACGCCCACTTGGCCGATGGTGTTCAGCGCCAGATCCGCAGTGCCCAGGGCCAGCGTGAAGCGCACCGCCAGCAGCTCAGCGCCGGCAGGGGTGGGCACCGGCTTGCGGCCGGTGATGTGGTCGTTTTTGTTGACAAAGGCCATTTCAAAATCTCCTGTAAATGGTTCAGGTCACGCTCAGCGGCTGGCCGCGGCGGTGTCCAGGGAGAACAGGCCAAAGTCCTGTGCGCCCGCTTCGGTGTCAAACCGCACCTTCTTGGTCCCGAAGATCGAGCTGGTGGAGATCACCACCTTGTCGCCGTTGTCGCGAGTTTCTTCGTGCCAGTCGAAGCGCATGTTTGTGCCGGGTGAGCCAAATGCGCAGACGCCAGCCTGAGCACCCATGAACAGCCCGCGAGCCGCCTCCACGTTGCCCGCGCCAGCATCGGACGAACGGATCACGTTGCGGTGGCTGTGCAGGATCACGTTGCGGTACAAGCCAAGACCACCCTTGAACAGAGAGCTGTTGCGGCCTTCGGCACCGGCGGCGGCTTTTTGGATGTCCAGCCACTGGCCTGTGCTGGTGTTGCTGCGCAGGTCGTCTTCCTGGAACGTGTGCATCACCAGCACAAACGTTTCATTGCCGTCGATCTTGCAAGGCTGCAGCACAGGGATGTTGGTGGCGCCGCCACCCTGTGCGTCGGCCTTGGTCTTGGCGCGGTCGATCAGGCGCAGGTCGAACTTGTCGTTCGCATCCAGGTTCGTGTAGTCGGTGGCATCGCCGCCGTACAGAACGTGGTTGGCATCGGGCGCAGCCAGCGCGTTGTTGGCGCGGCCGGTGTAGCCCGTGGGCACCAGGAAGTTGGCATTGACGCCGCGCTTGCCCGACAGGTAGATGAAGATCAGTTCATCCTGCAGACGGGCCCACCAGCTCGATTGCTGCTGTTTTGCGCGGGTGCGCAGGTCGTGCAGCGTGCGCTTGCGGGTCATGCGCCCACCGGTGTTGACACCGCAGCGTGCTTGATCGATGTAGATTTGGTCGGTGTAGAAGCGCTGACGCTCTTCGTTTCCTTCCAGATTGTCCTCGCCTTCAATCGGCGCCATGGTCAGCTCGGCCAGCAGGTCATAGGTGATTTGCTCGCCGGCGTCCGATTCCAGATCGGTGAGGATCTGGATCGGCACCTCGGCATCGGCCCCGCGCTTCATGAAGCGTGGACCGAAATAGGACTTTTGGCTTGAATCCGAAGCCAGCAGGCCGGAAAAGCGCTTTACTGCCTTGGGGTCGTTAACCCCAACAATCGTGCGTGCCATGGAAATACTCCTTTAGGTTTGAACCTGAAAGAGCACGTCCTGCGCTCACGAAATTAGCTTTTCAGCTGTGCGAATCAAAACATGCTTGGTGCGAAGCCACAGACACTTTTTTTATGGCCACCTCGCGCGGCGCAGTCACTCGCAGCCGCGCCAGTTGCCCGCTCTTTTGCACCAACTCCACGGTCACCAGGCCGCCCTGCAGATCCAGGCGGTCACCTGGCCGCACATCCACAATCATGCTGGTCGGCTTGGCATCAGCCATCAACGCCCCTGCTCGTACTTGGCGCGCTGCATGGGGCTCAGGCGCGCCACTGCATCCTCCAGCGCATAGCCGTCGAGCGCGTCGATGTCAGCGAATTCGCCGCCCACATCGCCCGGGCCGTCCGCGCCCGGCACCTGGGCCAAGGTCTTGGGCGCCGCATCAATGGGCGCCTTGCGGGTCTGGGTGGGGGCAGGCTGGACAGCCGGCGACGCAACCGCTACACCATGCAGCGCCTTCACGCGGCGGTGGCCTTCGGTCAGGAACCATTCCATGTCCTTGTCGGCGTTGGCAGGGTCTTCGGCCAGGCGGCGCACGAACAGATCCAGATCGGCCGCCTTGGCCTGGTCCTTGCGATAATCAATGCCGCCCTGTTCGGGCTTGATGGCAGCGTCAAAGGTGCGGTCGATGGCCGCTTGCCATGCAGCTTGCGCCGACTGCTGCTGCATTTCCTGGCTGATCTCGGCCTTGGTGATGGCCTTGCTCAGTTCACCGCGCTGGTCCAGCAAGGTATCGCGCCGGGCCTCGTAGTCGTCCACATCGATGTCGCCCGCCTTGAATTTGTCGCGCAACTCACCGAGCTCTGTGCTAATCGCTTGCTGCTTGGCCTCGATGTCGGCCGGCAGTTCGGCGGTGTAGCTGGGCTGGGCCTGGGGCTTGGGTGTGGGCGTATCGGCTGGCAGATCCGCAGCGGCTGGGGCTGGGGCAGCTTCGGCGGGGATTGCGGGTGTCGGCGTGTCGCCGGCGGCTGTCTTGTCGCCGTCCTTGTCGCCGTCCTTGTCGCCGCCGTCATCATCTTCGTCGTCGTCGTCAGGCGCATTGGCCGCGATGCGGGACAGCGCCTCCTGCTCGGCGGCCTCTTCGGCGCCGTCCGCGATGGCGGCGCGCTCTTCGGGTGTCAACAACTCCAGCTCTTCGGCGCTCAGTCCGGTGGCTTGGTCGATGGCGGTGGTGTTTTCAGCAGCACTCATGCGCTTTTCCTCGGTGGTGGTTGATCAGGATGCGTCGTTGCCCTCAGACGCGATGGCAGCCAGTGGCAGCAGCTTGGACTTGGCCAGCTTCTGCGCCGCAGCCAGGCGCTTGGGGTCTTTCTCGATCCGCTCGGCTTCCATGAGCGTGTTCAGGTCAGACTCGGTGCGCCAATCGGACTCGGATGTTGCAGTCGCCAGGTTCACGCGCTTCTTTGCCATGGGTTCACACCCCGGGATTTGTAGGGGTCAAGAGCCGCTATTGCGCCATGCTTGGTGCGATAGCAATTGAATGTGTCGGCCAGGCTGGCGAACCACTTAGCCACCCGTGCGTATGGCCTGGGCAGACCCTGCCGACACAAAACTAGGCGGCAACAGTGCCTGGGCGTGGGGTTCCGGCCAGATCCGCGGCGGCGTCGGCTTCGGTAAGCGAGCGGCGCTTGGCCCACTCGTCCCAATGCGCCTTGGAGCCCGCCGGCACTTCGCTGACGTGCATCTCCTGGCCCTCATAAAGATAGGTTTCTTTTTCGTCGCCTGGGGCCAGGTAATGATCGGTGCCGCCAATGGTCACCTTGGCCTCGTGGTGGCCGCCGTGCTTGGGAACTTGAATGCGAATCTTGAGGGTCATGGTTTGCTTTCAGTGGTGGGTGTCAGGCTTTAGCCCCTGTCGTGGCGTTGGTGCTTTTGTCGCCGCGCAGCGCCTCAATCGAGGCTTCCATCCTGGCCAGACGTTCATTGCTCTGCGACTGGATCTCGGCCACGCGCTCGCGGCTCTCGGCGTCAATGCGCGCAACTTCCATGCGCGTGTCGGCGTCCTTGTTGATCTTCATGGTCTGGTTGGCCAGGTCGGCCTGCAGCTTTTGCAGCTGCCCGCTCAAGCGGTCGATCTCTTGCGCAGCCTGGGCGCGCAATTGGTTTACGCCATCCTGCATGCCTGGGTCGGCGCCGGCACCGACGCTTTGCGCCTCGGCCTCCAGCTTGGCCGCCTGGGCGTTGATCTGGCGCACCTTGGCGCGCTGCTCTTCCAAAGCGGTCAGGGCCTGTTCGCGTTGCAGCTGCATGGCTTCCATCTGCTGCTGCCGGGCCTGTTGGGCCTGCTGCTGCTCTTCGGGCGTCATTTCCTTGTTGGGGTCTTGCTCGCCCGTCATCTTGCGAAACGCATCCGCAATCTCGTCCTTGTTGGGCAGATCGGAGAACTCAAACGCCAGGGTCAGCAGGCGCATGGCCACCTCGGGCGGCAGCCGGCCGGCGATGTTGTTCAGGCTGTCAAACATCACCTGGCGCAGCGTGCCGGCATAGTCCTGGTCGGCCACCACAAAGTCAGCGGCGCTGCTGGTGATGTCGTTGAGGTAGCGCACCGAGCCATCGGCCTGCTGCTCGGGCTGGTTGACCTTCACCCACTTGATCGCGCCCTTGGCGCCGGTCAGACGAAACACCTTCTCTTCGGTGTAGAACTGCTCGGTAAGGCTCAGCTGCTTTTCACCTTGCACCTGGGTGCCAAGTCGCAGATTGTCAAAAGGCTCGGTGGTCACCACACTGCCCTGCATCTGGCGCGCCTTGATGGCCTCGCCACTCACGGCATTGGTCTGGCGCCCCATGTTCTCCTGGGCCACGCCGGCTGACTTCTGGATGCTCTGCGCGTCCAGGGTCATCATCTGGATCTGCCCGGTGGCTGCATCGGTGTCGCGCCGAATGTCGAACTTCTTGCCCGGGTTGACGATGATGCGGCCGTCTGGGCGACTCACCTCGTCGCTGGCTTCGTCCCAGTCATCCACGGCGCCTTTCTCGGCAATGATCTGGTTCGTGTTAAGCATGAACAGCGCCTTGCTGGCGCGCTTGTTCAAGTCCTGCTGGATGTCGCGCACACGGCGGATCGCTCCATAGGGCAGGCGGTCGCGGTTGCGCCGGTAGCACCAGATGGGCGTTAGGCTGAATTTGTTGTGCCGGTAGAAACTGGGGCCCATGCTCAGCATGTCGGTTTCGGTGAACACGGCGACATGCACCCGCATCATCACCTTGTCGGCAATCGAGCCGCCGCGCAGCTGGATGGATTCGATCAGGGCGGTATCGCGCTCGTCGAACAGGGCGCCCTTGTGCGCCCCAGCCATCACCACCTTGACCTTCACCGGCTTGCGGTACTGGCACTCCACCAGGCGCACCTTGCGGCGCTTGGCGTCCACCACCATGCCCGAGCCATGGGCGTACAGCGTGCCGTTGCGGGAGTTGCCGGCCAACGGGTCCGTGCCCTCGATGGTCAGCTCGTCGTCCCAGGCGGTCAGACCGCCGCCGTGCTGCGAGTCCTCCACCGCCCGGCGAATGCAGTCCTCGCGCTCAGGGAACATCATCACCGCCACGTCCTCGTCCACCCAGCGCCAGCGGAAGATGTAGCGCGCATCGCTCAGGTCGAGCTCGTAGCTGTCGGAGTCCCAGATGACGTTGCGCCAGTCCTCGTACTTGCTGTACAGCGGGTCTTGGGTCGGGTCGTCGCGCACACCATCATCCATCCAGCCCACACCGCCCTTGACGGCATCGGCAAACGCCTTGGAGCGCAGGAACTGCACGCGGTTGATGTCACTCACGTACTTCATCACATCGGTCTTGATGCTGGCCAGCTCCACATCATCCTCGGAGCGCGGCAGCACCTTCCAGTCCACGCGCGTGCGCCGCTCGGTGCCGATCAGCCAGTCGATCATGGGAGCGACTTCGTTGTACACCAGCGGCATCTGTCCGCGCTCGCGCACCGCGGCCGCATCCTCTGCGTCCCACTGAATGTTGTCGTAAAAGTCGTGGTCGGTCGCCATTTCCATCCGATTGGCGGCCTGCTTTTCCTTCTCGTAATAAAACCAATTGAGCAGGCGCCGATGCTCTTCGCGCGCCTCGTCACCGTCGAGCGGGTGCGACTTCATGGACATCAATGCAGAGCCAGCGGCTTCGCCGCCCTCGTCGCCCCAGTCGGTCACGCCCTGGCGCTTGAAATAGTCGTCACCCGGCGCCTGGTGGTGGGCGGTCACATCGAACTCAGCCATAAGAGGCCCCCTGTTGCTCCAGGCGGATCTCTTCGCTGCCAATCACCTTGCCGTTCTCGCGCAGCAGGATGTGGCCATAGGAGGCCTGGTGCAACTCCTTGGGTGGCGAGCTGGGCATGCGCACCAGATCGGGCAGGCCTTCGTGAATGATGGTGGCCACCCGCACCCAGTTCGGGCGCGAGGGCTCAATGCCCAGCACATCACAGGCCTGGGCACACTGGCGGGCCATGTAGGCGGGGTCGTCGTACTTGAACGCAGCCGACTCCTTGACGATGTACCAGGGCGCACCCTTGCGCAGGTGCGGGATCAGGAACAGCGCCCGCTCGTCGTCAATCCATGAATAGACGGCCATCAGGTCGCCATGGAAACGGGTCAGGTGCGCCTTGCGCAGGTCAATGGATGCGGACATAGCGCGCATTGCGCCATGCTTGGTGCGTCAAACAGCCATCCCGGAGCGTCGGCGTGGTGCGTCGTCGCCGCGTTTCATGGCGCCACCCGGCCGCATGGCATCCTCTGCCACGATGGCCATCAACCCGAAGGCGTCCGAGCCGTGGCTAGCCCAGTCGTGCGCGGGCCCCAAGCCAATATCGCGCTCTTCGTCCCACTTTTCGTGATACCAGCCCAACGCCTCGACACCTGGCGCAGTGGTTTCCTCGTTGAACCACACCGACGGGAAGATGCGCCGCGCCGCATTCACGCGGGCCATGGCCGCGCCCCTGCCCTGATTGGGAATCACCATCACGCTATAGCCGGCAGCTTCCAGGGCCGACTGGTAGCTCACACTGAACACCTTGTCGTGCGTGGCGCCATCGTGGGGCAGAAATATCTCCGTGCTCTCAGGCAGGTAGCCGTGCTCGCGCATCCACGCCAGGTGATGGCCTACCTCCTGGCCCACCTGCTCGTAATAGTGCAGGGTTCGCACCTCGCGGCCAATGAACTGCGCGCCCCACATCGTGAAGGCGTCGGCGTTCGCGCCGGTGCCGCCGATGTCCACGAACAGGCGCAGCTTCATGTTCGGATCTCTGCCGACCCGGCAAATCCGCCCCTCGCGCCGGGCGCTGGCCAGCTGCTTGGTGAAATAGGCCCCCTTCACGGCCGTGGCGTAGGCGCCCTCCCAGACATGCTCGTAGCTGTCCGGGTCGTTCTTGAGCCAGCGCAGGCGCTGACGCTCCAGGATGGCGGGGAACTTCGGGTTGTCCCGCCAGTTCATTTCCACCACCTTCATGAGCGGGTCTTTGGTCTGGCGAAAGCGCCGATCCGTGGCGCTGCTCTTGCGCGCCGGGTTCCAGGTCACCCACAACTCAGAGTCCTCCTGGCGCAGCGTAGGGATCACGATGTCCCAGGCCACGTCCGTGATGGGCTCAGCCTCGTCGGCCCACAGCAGCCGGATCTTGGCCTTGGACTTGATGGACAAAATCGTGCGCTTGTCCATGCCCGAGAACTTGTAGGCAATGCGCCGGCTGCGGGTGCGGATGTACTTTTCCCCGATGTCGAAGTGCTCGCTCAGCCAGGGCTCGGACTCGATGGCCGCCTTCACCTCGGCCATGGAGGAGTCATCGAGGGTGTTCAGGTGCTGGCGCCCGCAGACGATCACCCCGTCCACCCCAGCCTGGTCCCACATCAGGGCGCGCACGGCTGTCATCTTGGCAAAGCTCATGGTCTTGGCGCTGCCGCGTCCGCCAAAGGCCCCGCGCACATCGGCCTTGCCGCTGAAAACCTCGATCAGCTTGGGCGGCAAGGCAATTACCGGACCGCTCATTTATCGCTCTCGTCGGGCTTCGGGTCGGGCTGCAGGGGAACCAAGCGAATCTCAGTGAACACCACGGGCTTGGCCTGGTCGTTGTCCTCCTTGAACAAGCCCTTGTGCTTGAACAGCCGCTCCTGGGCGCTATTCTTGTCCCAGAATTTGTATTCAATGCGCCCGTATTCATCGATCTTGAAGCTGGCCACAGCGGCGGCCGTGTCTGGATCAAGCTCATGGGGCAGCTTCACCTTGCCGTCGGGGTGCATGATGTGGACCACGCTGGAATGCGCAAGCCGGTGGGCTTCTCGCAGCAGTTTCGCAGTATCTACAACGAAAGTTTGCTCTACTTTTTGAGCCAAAACCTTGATCCTGCCGGAAACCTTACTATTCGATGCCAGCAAGCTCGATTGCGTCCACACTGCGCTTTCGGCCCATTTCTGCGACTTCGGATAAGCCACGCGGTAGGCCTCGGCCAAAGTTACACCCTTCACCACCTCTTGAGCAAAGCGCTCCTGCTGGTGCGTCAGTCCATGTTCGTTCTTGGCCGGCATCAGTGCCCTCCCATCCCGCGCGAGAGCGTGGCCAGTAGCATTTTGGACAGCTGGCGCGTGGTGCGCTCGTATTCGTTGACACGACCGCGCTGCCCTGGCAGCCACGATGGGCGCAGCTGCAAGGCCAGCAACTCGTCATCGACCATCACAATCCAGCTGGGTCGGCCGCCGGGCAAGACCAGGCGGTGGAACTCCAGGCTGATGGTGTGGCACTGATCGATCGGATGCGGCTCACTATCCACCATCAAGCGCAGCTCTGGCAGCACGGCCAGGTGCAGCACCTGGCGCCGCTCGCCAATCTCCAGCGCCCACAGTGGCAAGTCAATCACCGTGATGGGCTCCATGTCCCGGGTGTAAAGCACAATATTCACGATCTGACCTCCTTCACTTCGATGCCATGCACATGCAGCATGAGCTTGCGTTTCAAACGGAACTCCGGGGTGACCGCCCCTTTCACATCCTCGACCACCAGGGCGCCCGTTGCGTCGGTGTAGGTGAAGTCGGCCAGATACACGGTCGGGCGCTCCTTCTTGCCGCTCGGTGACACCTGGGCCGGTATCAGCACAAACGGCACCTGCATGCGCAGCTCGCGGATCTCGCCGGCGCGCTCCAGCAGCGCCAGGTACTGCCAGCGCTTGTGCTCGGCCTTGCTATCGAACTTGTTTCCGCCATCGGTCACCTTGGTGTTGCCGTACTTTTGCCCGCGTTTCTCCCGCTCGGCCGGCTTGTCGCGCATTTCCGTGGTGGACCTGCGCCCGGCAATGCGGGCTTTCAAATCCGTCAGCTCGGCCATGGACATGCGCAGGGCCCCACTCATGGCGCAGCCCCAGCAAACAGGTCCATGGTCTTGCTGTCACGCAGCACCGGGTTTCGCATGCCAGTGAACACGCGCGAGCCGCGGCGCCCGGCCAGCTTGAGGAAGCCCGCCTTGCGTGCGCACTTCGGGCCGATGGGCTCCTGGCCGATCATCACGGCGGGATTGAGGGTGACGCGGCCGCACAGGGCGCAACGCAGCTTCATGGCGCTATTCCCCACGCCTGGCGCGTGCGGGCAAGGATGCGGCAGGCATTTCCTCGGCCGGCCTCAGTTGCCATGCAGCCAGCTTGGCCATACGCCGGATCTCTTTTTCCGGCAGGCCCAGCACCATGGCCTGGGCCAGCGCCGTGCGGCAGCGCTGTTGCTTGTCGCTCGGCGCCATGACCATACTGCGCTGGATGTACTGAATGCGGCGCGCCGCACAATGCAGGCAGCCCTCGGCAAATAGCCGATAGCCGCCTGGGTTCGCCCTGGCTTCGTTGCAGGTGGTGCACATTCATCGCGCCCCCAGGCCAGCAAACACACCAGAAACAGCGCTGAAAGCGCGCGTCAGGCCGCAACGCGCCTTGCTCACGCTGGTCTTGCTGATTCCCAACTCTTGAGCCAGCTCCAAACCACTGAGCGGGCTTGCCTGGATGTAAGCAATAACGTCAGGCGTCAGCTTTGCGCGCTTACGGTTGTTGGATCGGTTCGCAATGATGCGTGCTGTGCTCCCCTTCCAAACGCCCTTTTTGGCGATATACGCTCCCAGCATTTCCATGTTTCCACAGCGCATGTGCTCTGGGTTGCAGCATGTCTTCTCTTCGCAAGTGCCGAACACACGCCAGCCGTCAGGCAAGGCTTGCCCGGTGTAGCACTGCCACACGGCGCGCGGTCCGCTTTGCACCTGCATCGCCCCGCTCCTGTGGTCCGGTGCATAAATGTTGGCCCGCCCGTCTGGTCGCAGCGAGCCACGCCACAGCCAATGCCCATCCTCGGTGATGTGGCAGCGCTCCCGGATTTCTTCCAGCGATCTCATTCGGAGCACTCCATGCCAACGTTGCCGCAGCCGTCCCACCCCTCGGGCGCCGGCTGGCTGCTGATGATCTCCAGGCCCAGGCCAACGGCCAGCTGGTGCTCGATGCACGCGCCGCGAGATTTCGCCCAGCCTGGCAGCATCACCACGGCATCGCAGCGGGCGATCTGAACCAGGGCCATGCGCATGTAGCCCAGCCAGCTCCGGCAGTGCGGCTCAGGGTTTTCTGCGGGGTTCTCAACATGGAAACCTTGCGCGCGCAACTCGATGGCCTTGGCGTTGAACGCCGGGTAATTCAGTTTGGGAAGGCCAGACATTGGCCCAGCGATGTAGATGCGCTTCATGCTGCCGCTCCTGTCATTCCCAAGGCTTCGCACGCAAAGCGCAGCTGGATCGGTCGCAAGACTTCGCCCGCGTCGTGGCGGGCCAGCAGGCGGCGCGCCCAGTCTTTTCCGTCATTGCGCAGATCAAAACTCACTGCGGCTGCCGGGGCTGGCACAGGAGCCGGCAGGCGCGGCAGGCCGGCTTCTTCGGCGTAAGTCTTGCGCGGCACAGCCGCTTCGCACAGTTTTTCAAACTGAGGCAGATTCGGCGGAAACTCGTCGTGCTCTGCCGTCAGGCGCCCAGCAGCCGTTTCGATTACCTCGGCAGGAAATCGCGACAGCTTGGACTCCCACACCTTCATGGCCGCCCGAATGCCCTTGTCGCGCCCTTGCGCATCTTTCTCGCCGGTCGAAAACTTGCTCAAAAAAAGATTCCCGTAGGATCCGTGCAGCAGCATGAACAGCTTTCGCACGACCGGGCAAACTTGCAGCTTTTCGGCATCTGGCGGGGTGGCGGCGGCGGACTGCCCGATGGCGGCATCGACCAGCGTTGCGACGTTATGCAGCATCCCAAACTCCTTCGTAAATCGTTGCCGCAGCAGCGGCGTGCTTGTGCTGATTTGTGGCTGTGCGCGCCGCCGGCAACGGTGCTGTCGCAGCATCGCGGCGCCTACCCTCCGCAGATGCCAGCGCGTAGGCAAACGGCTTGCCTTTGCTCACCGCATCGGCGGTGGCATCGACCAGTTCAGCAATCGTGATCCCAACGTCCAGCAGGGCTTTGAGCTTTGGGCTCGCCGGGTTCACGGCGTGCATTCCCGCCCGCTTCATCGCAATGCAGGCCTCAGCTTCGCGCGTGCGCGACACACCCTCGTCAGAGGGTGTTTCTGAACGTAGTGAAGAAGGTGATGGTGTAGGGCAATCCTCGTGCAGTGCTTGAGGAATGCTTGGAGCATTGCTTGGAGCATTGCTTGGAGCATTGCCAGAGGCAATGCTTGATGCGTTCTTTGGGGATTGACCCCAACGTGCTTGAGCGGCCTTTTGCGCCTTGCTTGAGGACTTCTCAGACCGCTCCTTTGCGCCTGCAAGCTCCTGCTCTACGCGCTTGTGGGACCACACACCATCTGCCACGGTGAAGAACTTGGCCATGCGCGGGCGTAACTGGGCCCACTCCTTGGGGGTTGCCTTGACGATGGCTGCGAGCTCTTCGTCGTCGTCAGCAAGTGGGCCGCCCTCGCGCCAGTAAGCCATCAAAAGCAGCAGGTAACCGCCGTGCTGATCCCTTGTCAGCCGCTGGGTGTCCGCGAGGTATGCCCCTATCCACAGAGGCATCCATGCGTCTGTTTTTTTGTCCATTGCCCTACCCCTTCACCGCCCGATACCGCTGGTATCTGGCATTGCGTGAGTCATCGGGCGCGCTCTCAATCAGGCCGCGCGCCTTGAGGAAAATCAGGGCCCAGCACACGGCCTTGGTGCTGCGCTGGGTCAGTCGCAAAATCTGTGCATGGGTGAACCAGAAACCGTGGTGTGACTGCATCGCGGCCAGAACCACATCGGTCGCAGAGCCCGCCCTGATCACGCCCGGCGGACGCGGGTTGTATCTCGGAGAGTGCAGCGGCATGGCCTGTCGGCCGTCTGCTGCGCGTTGCAGTTGCTGTGCCATCCATGCCGCTGAGCTCATTTGGTCCCGCCTGTGCTTTTGTCAAAAACGGATTGCCCAGCGCGCTTGGCGCAGATGATCCGGGAGTCCTGCAGCGCCCGCTGCACCTGTAGATCCACCTCACTGGAATCTGCGCCAGTGGGCGGTATGGCGCCGACATAGCCAAAATGGGGCGGAGACACCATGCGGACCGTGAAGCGCCCATTGCGGTCCATGGCCTTGGGTGATGGTGTCTGCCCTTGCATGGGAGCCTTGCTGCGATTGCTGCCGCGCGGAGTTGCGCTGGGCATGTCTTTGCCCTTGGGGCGCACGGACATGAATGGGTTGAGCGGCAGGCTGTTCATGCGGCCCCCATGCCTTCAAGCTCACGCATCATTTCGGCCATCTTGGCGCGCATGGCTGCGACCTTCTTGGAGCCGTCATTGCGGGCTCCAGATGCCAAGAATCGTTCGATCAAGTAGTGAATCGGGGCGGTGTCGCCAGTCTTCTCGATGTACTTTTCCAGGCTGTCCACGCTGAAGTTGCGGCTGCTGTCTTCGGACAACTGCACAGACAAGTTGCTTGGCGCTTGGTCCAGATCAATCGCAACCCGCTTCAGACCACGCTGATAGACACCAGTGGCGATGCATTCACGCAGGGAGCCGTAACGCTCTGCAAGACCCGGTTCAAAGTTCAGCGTGAGCTGGTCTTTAGTGGCACTGATAACGCTTGATGACATGTCTTATCTCCGGGTATCACTGGTTATCAATGGCGGGCCAAACAATGGACGCCATGAACACGAACAAAAAAATGCCCAAGCCCGAAGGCCTGAGCAAAAGCCGTTGTGGGGCGGCACTGGAGGAAATTGGTAGCCATGGCTTAGGCCGTGGTGAGGGGCTTAGCTTTGCGGGCCACCTTGCGGTGCAGGGCTTGCAGCGCGCGATAGTTGCGGGACATGACGTCATCCACCTCGCCGCGCTCGATCTTGGAAATGGTTGGCTGCGGTATTCCAGTGCGTACCGACACCTCGGCTTGAGTCATGCCGGTAGCGCGGATCGCCGCCAAAAAGTCTTTAGCTTCCATCTGTTTATTCCTTTGCGACTATTCTACATGAGCGCGTGAGAATATGCAACGAGGATTAAATTGGGGGATGGACACCCTAGGCAAAAGACTTCGGCACGCCCGCAAAGAGCGCGGCCTCACGCAAGATCAACTCGAAACGGCTTCGGGCGTGAAGCAGTCGGATATCTCCAAGCTGGAGCGCGGGGAGTCCAGCACCACTACGGGGCTGGTCAAGCTGGCAAAGGCGCTGGGCTGCTCTGCTGATTGGCTGGACACCGGCAACGGTGCTATCTGGGAAGCTGGGCCAGCGGCAGCGATCGACCTGGCAGACAACCCGGACTATCCAGCGGTGAGGCGCGTTACTTTCAAGCTGTCGGCGGGAGCCAGTGGTTTCGCTGTGGACTACCGCGATGAAGACGGCGCGCCCATCGTCTTTCGCCGCACCTGGCTCGAAAGCCGGGGCCTAAATGCAAAGAAGCTCTTTGCCGTATCAGTAGCCAATGGCAGCATGGAACCCGGCCTGTATGACGGCGACACCGTAGTGGTGAACACCGATGCGACCGAGCCAAAGGATGGCGTAGTGTTCGCCGTCAACTACGAAGGCGAAATGGTCATCAAGCGTCTAGTGCGGGACGCTGGCCAGTGGTGGCTGGCGTCAGACAACCCAGACGCGCGGCGCTATCCCCGGAAGCTGTGTGATGAGCACTGCATCATCATCGGGGAAGTCGTCCACAAACAAAGTGAACGCATCTAACAAGAACGAACCGCCCACCGAGGCGGTTTTTTGTTGCCTAGATCAGACTACGTATCCACATAAGTAGTTGAACTTTATTCTTTTGCGCTTGCGTTTGAATATTCTTTAGCGCATAATCTACCCATCGCAGCACACAAAGCAGCGACGGGTGAAGCGGATCGGCGCACATCCAAGAGCCCCTTAAAAATCCACCCCCTGCGGTTCCGCT